ATGGCTGGATCGTCCTTGACCTTTTTGGTGGTAGCGGAAGCACGCTGATCGCCTGCCAGAAAGCAAACCGTCGAGCACGCCTGATGGAGCTCGACCCCAAGTACTGCGACGTCATCATCAAACGCTTGCAGGACTTCGCAGGCAAAATCGCAGTTCACGCAGAAACCGGAAAGCCTTTCGCGGAGGTACACAATGACAGTAAAACTTGAAAAACCAATTACTAAAAGCAAAAAAACAAAAAGCGTGCCAGTTAAAGCGCATGATCCAAACTACGGCGGCGCTCGTGATAACGCAGGCAGACCAGCCTTCGAACCCACCGACGCCGAGCGCAAACAGGTCGAGGCGCTGTCCGGCTACGGGCTGCCCATCGAGCAGATTGGCGCACTGGTGCGCGATGGCATCCACGTCGACACGCTGCGTGCGCACTTTGCCACCGAGCTGGTGTCTGGAAAAGCCAAGGCCAATGGACAGGTAGGGAAAACCCTATTCCAGAAAGCCATGGGCGGCGATACCAGCGCAATGATCTGGTGGAGCAAGACGCAAATGCGCTGGGCAGAAACCCAGAAGCATGAGCTGACTGGCGCAGACGGTGCACCGCTGGAGTTTGCCAAGATCGAGCGGGTGATCGTCAAGAATGGGTAAGGTGCTCCAGCTTCAAACCCCCGAATGGGCGCTGCCCCTCATGAACCCCTCGCGCTACAAAGGCGCATGGGGTGGCCGAGGCTCCGGCAAGTCCCACTTCTTTGCCGAGCTCATGATCGAGGCTCACATCATGGATCAGAAGCGGCGCAGCGTCTGCGTGCGCGAGATTCAGAAATCCCTCAGCCAGTCCGTCAAACGGCTGCTGGAGAACAAGATCGAGGCCATGAACGCAGGCGCCTACTTCGAGGTGCAGGAGGCCGTGATCAAGTGTCGCAAAGGCGACGGGGCGATCATCTTCCAGGGTATGCAGAACCACACGGCGGATTCGATCAAGTCGCTGGAAGGCTACGACTGCGCCTGGGTGGAGGAAGCACAAAGCCTGAGCCAGACCAGTCTTGACCTGCTCCGGCCAACCATCCGAAAGCCCGAGTCCGAGCTATGGTTCACATGGAACCCAAGGCAGAACAGTGACCCTGTCGACTTCCTCCTACGCGGCCCAACGCCACCCAAAGACGCCAAAGTCCTCAAGGTCAACTTCACCGACAACCCGTGGTTTCCCGATGTGCTCCGAGACGAAATGGAGTACGACAAGAGGCGCGACCCCGACAAGTACCAGCACGTCTGGATGGGCAGCTACCTGACCAACAGCAACACAAGAGTTTTTAAGAACTGGCGTGTCGAGGAATTCGAAGCACCCGCAGATGCTATCCACCGGCTCGGCGCTGACTGGGGTTTTTCCATCGACCCCACCACACTGGTGCGCTGCCACATTGTTGGCCGCACGCTCTACATCGACTACGAAGCCTACATGGTCGGATGCGAGATCGTGAACACCCCAGAGCTGTTCATGACCGTTCCCGAGGCCGAGAAGTGGCCAATCGTGGCCGACTCAGCCAGGCCCGAGACCATCAGCCACATGAAGAAGAACGGCTTCCCCAAGATCATGACGGCGGTAAAAGGCCCGAAGTCGGTCGAGGAAGGTATCGAGTTTCTCAAGAACTACGACATCGTCGTGCACCCTCGGTGCATCCACACCATCGACGAACTCACCCTCTACAGCTACAAGCAAGACCCCCTGACCGGAAAGATCCTGCCCGTGCTGGAGGACAAGAAAAACCACGTCATCGATGCCCTGCGCTACGCCTGCGAAGCCGTGCGCCGAGCCGGTGCATCCAAACCCGCGATCTTCACCCCTATCGCCAACGTGAAAAAGTGGTGAGACAATCGCACAAATTGAGGAAATCCCCATGGCCCGAATGAGCAACGACCAACGACTCGCCAACCTTCACGCAGAAGCCCTGGCGCAGTTTGACGACGTACAAACAGCCCTCCGTGACGAGCGCTTGCAATGCCTCCAAGACCGGCGCTTCTACTCGCTGGCAGGCAGCCAGTGGGAAGGCCCACTTTGGGACTTGTACGAGAACAAGCCCAAGTTCGAGGTCAACAAAATCATGCTCTCGGTGATTCGCATCATCAACGAGTACCGCAACAACCGCATCACGGTGGACTACGTGTCTAAGGACGGCCAGGAAAACGACAAGCTGGCCGAGGTCTGCGACGGTCTGTATCGTGCAGACGAGCAGGCATCCGTTGCAGATGAAGCCTACGACAACGCCTTCGAGGAAGCAGTCGGCGGCGGCATCGGCGCCTGGCGTCTGCGCACTGTCTACGAGGACGAGGAAGACCCAGAGGATGACCGGCAGCGCATCAGGATCGAACCCATATTCGACGCTGACAGCTCGGTGTTCTTTGATCTCGGGGCCAAGCGCCAGGACAAGTCCGACGCCAAGTATTGCTACGTCGTCACCAGCATGACGCGCCAGGCCTACAAAGACACCTGGGGCGATGACCCAACCGACTGGCCAAAGATCATCCACCAGTACGAGTTCGACTGGTGCACCCCTGACGTCGTGTATGTGGCCGAGTACTACAAGGTCGAGGAAAAGACAGAGACCATCCGCATCTTCCAGAACATCGCAGGCGAGGAAGAACGCTACACCCCAGCCGACTTTGCCAACGACGAAACCCTGGAAGAAACCCTCGCGGCCATCGGCACAGTCGAGATCCGCCAGAAGCGCGTCAATCGCAAGCGCGTGCACAAGTACATCATGTCGGGCGGCAAGGTGCTCGAAGACGCAGGCTACATCGCAGGCAAGTGCATCCCGATCGTGGTCGTGTACGGCAAGCGCTGGTTTGTCGACAACATCGAGCGTTGCATGGGCCACGTGCGCTTGGCCAAAGATGCCCAGCGCCTCAAGAACATGCAGCTGTCCAAGCTGGGCGAGATCAGCGCCTTGTCCTCAGTCGAGAAGCCAATCCTCACGCCTGAGCAGGTCGCTGGCCACCAAGTTATGTGGTCCGAGGACAACCTCAAGGACTACCCGTATCTGCTGATCAACCCGATCACCGACCAGAACGGCAACCAAGCCGTGTCTGGTCCGGTCGCCTACACCCGCGCCCCCAACATCCCACCGGCCATGGCAGCGCTCTTGCAGATCACCGAAACCGACATGCAAGACATCCTGGGCAACCCCCAAGGCGCTGACAAAATGGTCAGCGGTATGTCAGGCAAAGCCGTGGAGATGATCCAGACTCGCGTCGACATGCAGGCCTTCATCTACATGAGCAACTTCGCAAAAGGCATGAAGCGCTGCGGCGAGATCTGGCTCTCCATGGCCAAAGAGGTCTACATCGAGGACAAACGCAAGATGAAGACCATCGCCCCCACAGGCGAGGCCGGTATGGTCGAACTCATGCAGCCCAGCATCGATCAAGAGACCGGCGAAGTCGTCATGCAAAACGACCTCAGCTCCGCCACCTTTGACGTCGTGGCCGAGGTCGGCCCATCCAGCACCAGCAAGCGCGAGGCCACAGTCCGCGCCCTGACCGGGATGCTCCAGATCACAGCAGATCCAGAGACCCAGCAAGTGATTACTGCCATGGCCATGATGAACATGGAAGGCGAGGGCATCAGCGACGCCAACGCCTACTTCCGCAAGAAGCTCCTGCGCATGGGCGTGGTCAAGCCCACCGACGACGAGGCCCAAGAACTCATGGCCGAGATGCAAGGCCAGCCACAAGACCCCAACGCCATGTACTTGCAGGCAGCAGCCGAGGAAGCCACAGCCAAAGCAGCCAAAGCCCGTGCCGACACCGTCAAGACCGTGGCCGACGCAGAACTCAGCCGGGCCAAAACAGTCGAGACCCTCAGCAACATCGACATGGATTCGCAAGACCATGCTTTAAAAATGGCCGAGCAAATCGGCGGCATGATCCAGCAACAAGCACAACCATTTGTCAACCAACCCACAATTGAGTGACAATTACGCACACGGTATCCACCCAGCCGTTTTAATGGGTGAGTTTCACAGGGTCAAAGATGAACACAAAGGCAGATCAGGAGATCGACACCACCAACGACGACACCGCAGTCCTTGAGGACGAGGCCACCGAGCAACCCGAAGCGCAAGCCGAAGGCGATCAGGCCGAGACCCCAGCAGACGACGGCGAATCCGACGAGGTTGTAGTCTCCATTGGTGAGGAAGCGCCACCTCCCGAAGAACCGGCACACGCTCCTGAATGGGTGCGCGAGCTGCGCAAGTCAGACCGCGAAAAATCGCGACGCATTCGTGAACTAGAAGCCAAGCTGCAAACCACCGCACAGACTGAGACCAAGCCGGTCGTGCTAGGCAAGAAGCCAAGCCTTGAAGAACATGACTACGATGCCGATAAGTTCGAGCAAGCACTGGCCACTTGGTTTGAGCGCAAGCGACAAGCCGACGAAGCCAACGCCAAGCAAGAAGCTGAAGTTATGAATCAGCAGAAAGCCTGGCAAGCCAAACTGGATGGCTACGGCAAGGCGAAAGCCGAGCTGCGAGTCAAAGACTTTGAAGATGCCGAGGCCGTGGCCCAGGAGTTCTTCAACGTCACCCAGCAAGGCGTCATGCTGCAAGGTGCGGATAACCCCGCCCTGGTCGTCTACGCACTCGGCAAGAACCCCAAGAAGGCGCAAGAGCTGGCAGCCATCAAAGACCCCGTAAAGTTTGCCTTTGCGGTAGCGAAACTGGAGAAAGACTTGAAAGTTACCAACCGCAGGGCAGCCCCACCGCCCGAAAGAATCGTGTCCGGAACCGGCCGAGTCTCTGGGGCGGTGGACTCAACCCTAGAACGGCTGCGCGAAGAAGCTGCCCGTACTGGCAACATGACCAAGGTCATCCAGTACAAGGCGCAAAAGCGTGCAGCATCCTCCAAATGATTTTTTAAGGAAATACCATGTCCAATAGTTTCTCGAAAGAAGAGCGCGTTGCCTTTGAAGACCTCCTCGAAGGCTTCCAAGACGCACTGGTCCTGTCCCGTCACGTCAACATCTACAGCACAGATCAGACAATGATGGAGCGCTCCAACAACACCATCTGGCGTCCCCAGCCCTACATCGCCCAGTCGATCAACAGCACCCCCGGTACTGCGATCCCTGGCTACCAGGGCATGACACAGTTGGCCGTCCCCGCCACTTTGGGCTTCAGCAAGACCGTGCCTTGGGAAATGACTTCCCTCGAGCTGCGCGACGCTTTGCAAGAAGGCCGCCTGGGTGACTCCGCCAAGCAAAAGCTGGCCAGCGACATCAACATCGCCATCATGAACTCTGCCGCTGGCCTGGGCTCTTTGGTTGTGCCAATCGCAGCCGCTGCTGGTGACTATGACGACGTGGCCCTGTGCGACGCCATCATGAACGAGCAAGGTGTGCCTGACTATGACCGCTTCATGGCCCTGTCCAGCCGCGACTACAACGGTTTGGCCGGCAACCTGGTCGGAACTGCCCGTTCGTTTGGCAATCAGAAGTCTGACAAGGCTTATGAGCGTTCTTACGTTGGCATGGTCGCAGGCTTCGACACCTACAAGATGGACTACGCCAACCGTCAAACAGCAGCAGCTGGAGGCGCAGGCAAAACCATTGACACCAGCGGCGCAGGCACTCAAGCGAATTACACGCCTCAGGCTACATCCACTTCCGTGGGTGGCCAGATCAACGTGGACAACCGCTTCCAGACAGTCACCGTTAGCTCATCGGCAAGCGTGGTCGCTGGCGACGCCTTCACCATCGCTGGCGTGTTCGCCGTGCACCACATCACCAAGCAGTCCACAGGCCAGCTCAAGACCTTCCGTGTCGTGAGCGTCCCAGCCGGTGGCACCACTTTGGTGATCACTCCTCCGATCATCGGCGCTCAGGGCGTGTCCCCAACCGATGCTCAGTTGCAGTACAAGAACGTGGAAGTGTCTACCGCCTCCGACACCTCTGCCATCACCTTCCTGAACGTGAACGCCGCTTCGGTGAACGTGTTCTGGCAGCGTGACTCCTTGGAAATCTTGCCTGGCCGTTACGCAGTGCCTTCGGACGCTGGCGTTGCAGTGATGCGTGCAAGCACCGATCAAGGTATCGAACTGGTCTTGCAGAAGTTCTATGACATCGACAGCATGACCATCAAGTACCGCATGGACACCCTGTTCGGTGTGGTCAACAAGAACCCCGAGATGTCCGGCATCTTGTTGTTCAACCAGTAATCTGGCCAAAAAACTGGGGGGCTTCGGCCCCCCTTTTTGCAATAGGAGAACTCCATGCCATTGACCAAAGGTTATTCGAGCAAGTCCATCGGCAAGAACATTGCCAAAGAAATGAAGTCCGGAAAGCCTCAAAAGCAATCTGTGGCCATTGCATTGAACGTGGCTACCAAAGCAGCCAAGGCCGCAGGCAAGCCAGGCAAAGCACCCAAGAAGGCCAAATAATGCAGGACAACATCCTCACCCCAAAACACCGCAAGGGAAAAAAACCCGTCAAGGTTCGCAAGCCCTCCAAGCCCATCGACGGCATCAACCACCGCCTGCTGCGCGAGCAAGCAGAAGCCGCAGCCCAGGCAGAAGCCAAGGCCGTGGAACTTGTGGAAGCAGTCCCAGAAGACGACGCGCCACCCACCCGTGCCGAGCTAGAGGCCAAGGCCAAAGAACTCGGCATTCGCTTCGACGGTCGCACTGGGGACAAAAAACTGGGACAATTGATCCAGGACAGACTGTCCGCGCCAACTGGAGAATGACAATGGGATGGACCAAGCGCCAATTTATCGAGCAGGCCTTCGACGAGATCGGCATGGCCTCCTACGCCTTTGATCTCACACCAGAGCAAATGCAATCCGCCCTCCGGCGCTTGGACACCATGATGGCCGCATGGAACGCCCTCGGCATCCGCCTAGGCTACCCTCTGCCATCCAGCCCCCAGGACAGCGATCTCGACGAGCAGACCAACGTGCCCGACAGCTCCAACGAGGCCATCTACAGCAACTTGGCCATCAAGCTGGGGCCGTCCTACGGCAAGCAGGTTATGCCCGACACCAAGGCCACGGCCAAAGAGTCGTACAACACGCTCCTGTCACGCGCAGCCATGCCAGTGCAGCAACAACTGCCCAGCACCATGCCAGCAGGCGCAGGCAACAAGCCTTGGCGCGTCTACGACAACCCCTTCATCCGTCCGCCCGTCGATCCAGTCCTGGCCGGTCAAGATGGCCCCATCGAATTCAACTGAGGAACCAACATGCCAACCATCAACCAACTCTCGGGCATCAGCCAGGTATCTGGCGGCGATCTCCTGCCGGTCTACGTCTCCAACAACGGCGACGCACGCAAGGTCTCGATCAACCAGCTGCTGCAATACTTCCAGCAGACGTTCGCAGCCCCCACAGTGGCCACGAACCTCTACACCCCTGGCACCGGCTTCAACATCACAGTGCCCACACCCACCAACGAACAACAGTGGATGGTCATCCAGCCTGCCGGCACTTTGGCCGCTGGCACAGTCACGCTGCCTTTGAACACTGGCGTGCCAGACGGCACACAGGTGCTGGTCACCACCACCCAGATCATCACCAGCTTCACCCTGGCCCTGAACGGCGCAGCAGCAGCATTCGGCGCACCCACCACCTTGGCCGCCAATGCCTTCTTCACCATGCGCTTCTACCAGGCTACCAACAGCTGGTATCGCGTCGCCTAAACCCCATCCAAGGAGATCCACATGTTCATCCAGCCATCCACCACCACCAACGACGTTGATCTGCAACTCCCAGCCGGTCAATCGATCAGCATCGGCAACACGGGCAACGAGTCCACCATCGTCCAACTGGAGGCTGCTTATCCAGGCCAAGCGTGGATCTACACCACACTGGCCACGCTTTTGAACAGGGCGCAGACCTTTGGGCCATACGGTCAAGATCGCGTGATTCGCATCCAAAATCGGAATGCCCAAGTCGAATACGACATCGGAACACAGCCAAATCTGCGCAGTTTCCCTGCATTGGTGCTTGAGAACAAAGGCCCAATTGGATTGGTCGAGCCTGCTGGAACATTCGTGACCCTGACCTACAACAACAACGCAGGCAAAGTTCGTCTGAACAGCGCTGGCGCTCATGGCCTCACAGCAGCCGTGGCAGTTGGTGAAAATGTTTATGTAACATGGACTGGCGGAACAGGCGTAACAGGCTTGTATCCAGTCACCGCATTAGACACCGACACCACAGGAACAGCAGTCACAATTGATCAGACTTACAAAAGCTCCACCGTCACCATCAGCATCGCGGATCCAGGCGTAGTGACATGGGCAGCTCACGGTCTGTCGATCAACGACACCGTCCGCTTTACCACCACCGGCGCACTGCCCACCGGCCTAACCATCAATACGACCTACTACGTCAAAACCGTACTATCGGCCAACACCTTCACCGTGTCCACCTCCGCAGGCGGAGCAGCCGTCACCACCAGCGGAACACAAAGTGGCGTGCAAACTGCCTTGGTCTGGTATGGAACAGCAGTCGTGGCCGTGGCAAACACCGCTGTCACTTTGGCATCTGTCACAGTTCCAGGCTGGTCAGTCGGCACTGGTGGAGAGATCGAGCTCGATGCACTTTTCAGCATGACCAACAGCGCCAATGCCAAAAACCTGAACATGACTTTTGGTGGCAGTGCAATCTTTACATTGGCCGCAGCCAACGTTGCAAGCGTGTCGGTTCAAAAGAACATCGTTAATCGTGGCGGATCGCAAATTGTCTCAAATGCAGTTGGCGCAACTGGCCACGGAGCATCAACAGGTGCTGTCGTGACTCTAAGTGTTAACACTAATGTGGATCAGACATTTGCAATCACTGCTCAACCAGCCACCGCAAACGAGTTGGTTCAGTTGGAATACTACAACATGCACATCCTGTTCTGATCATGGCCACCAAAGACACTCGCCTTGCTCGCATTGGAGTTGAGGGCTACAACAAGCCCAAACGCACTCCATCGCACTCGACCAAGAGCCACGTTGTCGTGGCCAAGGAAGGCGACCAAGTGAAAACCATTCGCTTCGGTCAGCAAGGCGTGTCTGGATCACCAAAGAAGGAAGGCGAGTCGAAGGCATCCGAGGCTCGTCGAAAATCATTCAAGGCCAGACATGCTGAGAACATTGCCAAGGGCAAAATGAGCGCAGCGTACTGGGCTGACCGCGTTAAGTGGAAATAAGCCATGCAAATCCCAATCCTCAACGGCATCTATGCCGACGCCACCCCAGAACTGCGCACGGCCTACCCGGTCAATATGGTGCCAGTCCCAAAGCAGTCAGGCATCAGCAATGGCTTCCTGCGCCCTGGTGACGGCATCGTGGCCAACGGCACAGGCCCAGGCACAGACCGTGGCGGCATCAACTGGAACGGCGTCTGCTACCGGGTCATGGGCACCAAGCTGGTGTCAGTGGCCAGCGATGGCACAGTGACTACTCTAGGCGATGTTGGTGGGCCAGTCACTGATCTGGTGACGATGGATTACAGTTTCGACTTGCTGGGCATCGCATCCGGTGGACGACTGTATTTTTGGAATCCAGCAACCAACACGCTGGCGCAAAACACAGACCCAGATCTTGGCATCGTGTTGGACGTGGCCTGGGTGGACGGTTATTTCATGACCACAGACGGCGCAAATTTGGTCGTCACTGAGCTGACAGATCCTTTGCAGGTCAACCCCCTGAAATACGGCAGCTCAGAGATCGACCCAGATCCAGTCGTGGCCCTTATCAAGCTGCGCAATGAGATCTACGCGCTCAACAGCAACACCATCGAGGTGTTCGACAACGTGGGCGGCGAGCTGTTTCCCTTCGCACGCATCGACGGCGCTCAAGTCCAAAAAGGTTGCCTTGGCACACACGCCTGCTGCATCTACTTGGAGCGCATTGCCTTCTTGGGCGGTGGCCGCAATGAGGCTCCAGGCATTTACATCGGCGCAGCAGCCACCACCCAAAAGATCAGCACACAGGAAATCGACAACCTGCTTTTGACCTACACCGAGGCGCAGCTGGTGCGCGTGCAATTCGAGGCACGCAACGACAAAAACCATCAGCACCTCTATGTCCACCTCCCAGACCGCACCATCGTCTATGACGCATCGGCATCAGAGGCGCTCGGTGATCAGGTATGGTTTACCCTCACCAGTACCGTGGTCGGCTTCTCGCAGTACCGCGCACGCAACATGGTTTGGATCTACGACAAGTGGCTGGTAGGAGACCCGCAAAGCAGCGCCATCGGCTACCTGGTGCAAAACACCGGCCACCATTGGGGCCAGCAGGTACGCTGGGAATTCGGCACCATCATTGCCTACAACGAGGGCAACGGAGCGATCTTCAACCGGCTGGAGCTGGTCAGCTTGACCGGCAGCGTGGCTCTTGGCGCCAACCCACAGATCAGCACCAGCTACAGCACAGACGGCCTGTCTTGGAGTCAAGACCGCAGCATCAGAGTGGGCACGATTGGCAACACTGCCAAGCGACTTGCATGGTTTCAGCAGGGCCACATGAGGAACTGGAGAATCCAGCGCTTCCAAGGCGACAGCGACGCGCACGTTTCTTTCGCACGCCTTGAGGCGCAAATCGAGGCATTGGCGTACTGATGGCCACCGCACCAACATCCCGCAGGCTCAACCTGACGCGAGATCAACTCGCCACCTTCCTGACCGACCAGCAACAGATCAGGCAGTTTGAGCTGCTGTTTGCGACAGTCGATCAGATCCAGGTCATCGTCGGGACTGACTTTGAGTATCAGGCGGATAACGCAGCGGCCACAGCAAACGAGGCTCTGGCCTCCCTCAGCGCACTCGCCCAAGATACGGCCGTCACCAACGCAGCACTTGAAGCCAAGATCCAACAATCCATCGACGCCATCCCTCGCTTGGCCCAGGCCTTAGAGTTGCTGGCACTAGCCCCAGTCCGCAACAATATCGAGCTTGCGCACGACGTCAACGGCACATTGCCCTTGGCCAACCTACCCGCATCCGTGCGATCTAACCAGGTGCTCACATGGCTTTCGATGTAATCACACCCACCAAGTTCGGCCAAGCGGCCATCACGACAGGCGTGACAACGCTCTACACAGTACCGGCCAGCACCCGCGCCCTGCTCAAAGAGTTCAGCATCGCCAACACCACAGCTGCGGCCATCAATGTGCGCGTTTTCTTAGTGCCATCCGCAGGCTCGGCAGGCACTGGAAATGCGTTCTTGTACGATGTTTCAGTCCCAGCCAACAACTCCCTGCAATACAACGGCATCGAGGTGCTGAACGCAGGAGATACCATCCAGATCCAGGCTGCATCCGCAGGCCTCACCATCATCGCCAGCGGCGGCGAAGCTACATAAGGAGCAATCATGACCGTATCCATCAAGGTGCTGATCCCAGCAAAGCAGGCCGAGAACAGCCAGACCACGCAGTACACAGCCACCAACTGCAAAGCCATCATTGACAAATTCACCATCACCAACACCAGCGCAGGCAACGTGACGATCAGTGTTAACTTGGTGACAAGTGGTGGCGCCCCAGGCGCATCCAACTTGATCATGGACACCCGTGCCATCGCGCCCGATGAGACCTACACCTGCCCAGAGCTGGTCGGCCAAGCACTTGACCCTGGCGGCTTCATCAGCACCATTGCCAGCGCAGCCACATCACTGACCATCCGCGCATCTGGCCGCGAAATCACTTAATCAAGGAGAGCAGCATGGACAAATTCATGATGATGCCAAAGGGCTTCATGGGACTGCCGATGAATGAGGAATTCATCACCACAGCCGAGAACAAGAAGAACACCCAAGTGGTGATCGACGACTGGATGCTTGGCCCAGAAAACCCCAGTAACGAGCCAACTGCCAACAAGGTGTACTGGGTCGCGCTTGGCCAGGCCATGCAAGTGGATGAGAAAGAAGCCCGTCGTCGTCGCTGCTCCAACTGCGAGTATTACGACAACAGCACTATGACCCAGGCCAAGATGGAGCGCATCCCGCGCAACGCCTGGGACACCAATGCAGGCTTCCGAGGCTACTGCACCAAATTCGACTTCATCTGCCACGACCTGCGTGCTTGCCAGGCCTGGGAAGAGCGCGAATTCGAGATGGATTGAACAGACCATGCAAATATGGGACAATCGCTGCACTGAGCTGACCGAGCTGCCAGTGGCTCACCCTTTACAGGAGTGCCCCATGAGCAACGTCACGATTCAGGAAATGGAAAAGCAAGTGCCAGCAGCGCACTTGCCCATCTATCGCCTGGAGGCCGAGCTGCTCAAGCTCCCACAGGTTGAGATGCCGGTCGAACATGCATTCTGCAATGGCCTGTACGCTCGAACAATGCACATCCCTGCTGGCACCGTCCTGACTGGTGCAATCCACCGAGAGGAATCGTTCTTCTTGGTGCGAAAAGGCGAGCTGATCGTCAGCACAGACAGCGGCCCACGCACCCTGGGCCCAGGCGACATGAGCGTCTCTAAGATCGGCGCCAAGCGTGCTGGCATTGCTTTGACCGCAGTCGAAGTCACCACTTTTCACGCAAACCCAAGCAACGAGCAAGACCCGCAAGCCTTGTGGGATATGTTCACCATTCCAGCGCCAGCACCAGCCCTTGAGGTTGGCAAAACAGCGCACCTGGAGGAATCAAAATGACATTCGGACTATCAGGCGCAGCACTGGCAGGCATTGCCGTCGGTGGTGCCACACTCGTTTCTGGCTACATGCAAGGCGAAGCAGCAGGAGATGCAGCAGCCATTCAAGGCGCAGCATCAGAGGCAGGCATCCAAGAGCAGCGTCGCCAGTTCGACAAAGTTCAAGAGCTGCTCAAGCCTTACACCGAGGCCGGAGTCCCAGCCCTTGAAGCGCAGCAAGCATTCTTGGGTCTGAAAGGCCCAGAAGCAGAACGTGCGGCCATCGAGCGCATCCAAGGCGGTCAGACTTTCCAGGCCTTGCAACAGCAGGGTGAGAACGCCCTCTTGCAAAGCGCATCGGCCACTGGTGGCTTGCGCGGTGGCAACATCCAAGGCGCACTGGCACAGTTTCGCCCTGCTTTGCTCTCCAGCCTGATCGACCAGCAATACGGCCGACTCGGTGGCCTCACCACCCTTGGCCAAAACGCAGCCGCAGGCACTGGTGCAGCAGCACAGACGATGGGCGCCAACGTGACCAATCTGCTCGGCCAACAAGGTGCAGCAGCAGCCGGAGCTGAGATCGCCCAGGGCAAAGCATTCGGCGCAATCCCTTCCGCAATTTCTGGAGGCCTCGGTTTGTTTAGCGGCCTTGGAGGTAAATTCTGATGCAACCCATCAACTACGGGGTCGAGATCCAAGACCCAACGCAGTCATTTCTGAGCGCCTTCCAAACAGGCGCGGCCATCCAAGACACTAGGCTCAAGCAAGAGCAGCAACAACAGCAGATGGCCAACCAGAAGCTGGTCCAGGAAGGCTTCAACAAACTGCGCCAGCCAGGTGCAACAGCAGCCGACTACGCAAACCTAGCGATGGTCTTGCCAGAGGCGCAGGCCAAGTCCGTGCGCGAGAGTTTCAACATGCTGTCAGGCGAGCGTCAGCAAAACGCCTTGCAGCAATCTGGCCAAGTTTTCTCAGCCTTTAAAGCTGGCAAGCCAGAGATCGCCATCAGCCTGCTTGAGCGTCAGATCGAAGCCAAGCGCAACAGCGGCGACAACGAGGGCGCGATGTTCTTGGAGACCTGGCGCGATGTGGCCAAGGAAAACCCAAAGGCAACCGAAGATTATTTTGGCTTCACCATCTCGCAGATGCCTGGTGGCGATAAGGTCATCGAAAGTGCCGTCAAACTTGGCGGTGAACGCAGAACAGAAGCGCAAGCCCCAGCAGAGTTGCGCCAAAAGATTGCATCCGCTGACAAAGCCGTAGCAGACGCCATCACAGCGCAGGCCACCGCCACCAACGCGCCAGAAAAGGCAGCGGCAGACGCAGCCAAAGCAAAGGCAGATGCTGACAAGGCGAAAGTAACAGCGAAGTATGCCGAAAAGGTTGAGCTTGCTGGGTTAGACAAAATAGGCTGGGACGTAAAGAATCTGAGAAGCCAAATCGGTGATCGATCATCACGACTCAAGCTAGACCAGCAAACCACAGCGGCCACCGTAGCAGAAAAGCTATCAAGCATTCAGAAAAACCTGAATGACATTCCAGCCGATACCCGCAAACTCATTAATGAAGCAGCCGTTTCTGGTGCAGTGGCCAAGCAATCAGCCGATCAATTTAATGACCTAGCCAAGAGAATCGAAGGATTAGGCGGTTACGGGAAGCTCGCAACCCTTGGAGAGTTTGCGAAATCAACCATTGGCGCGGAAGGCTACGAAACGTCTTTGCGTCAAGAGTACACACGCCTGCGCAATCAAGCGGCCATCAAATCACTTCCACCCGGCCCAGCCACCGACAAAGACATTGAAATGGCCCTCAAAGGCTTTCCAAAAGATACATCGGACTCAAAAAGCATCGCGCAATTCCTCAAGGGCATGGCTAAGCTCCAAGACATTGAAGCATCCGTCAGCAATGCAAAGACCGACTGGCTTGCTCAAAACCGTGGCACCCTCACCCGCGCCGGATCATCGTTTACCGCTGGTGACTACGCAGTCAAGCCAGGCGAGACATTCAATGATTTCAGCCAGCGCGTAGCCATCGACGTAAACAAGAAATACGCATCCGGTGGAAGCAGCTCACAGGTAGATAAAATCCCGACGCCAAGCAATCCAAACCCCGGTGCAGCGCAGAACAATGTTCGGTCACAAGCTGACGCAATCCTTGCAGGGGGCCGCTAATGGCAACAGCTGACGAATACGCAGCCTGGATCGTCAAGAATTCCGCCAAGCGCGGAACTCCTGAGTTCGACACTGTGGCGCAGGCCTACCAGCTTGCCAAGGGTGAAGAAAACACGGCTACGTTCCAAAGACAGAACGCACCAGCACCACAGCAGCCAGGCGTGATGGATCAGATCGTCGGCGCTGGCGAAACAGCTTTGACCCTTGGAACTGGCGCAGTCGGTGGCACGCTCGGCACACTGGCTGGCACTCTCCAGGGTTTATCTCAGCAGATCCTGTCCGGTCAGTTCGGCACGCCAGAAGCCGTGCGTGCGGTCGAGAAGGCAGCAGCCGCAGGCGCTCAAGCGCTCACCTACCAGCCACGCACCCAAGCTGGCCAGGAGCAGGTGCAATCCGTGGGTCAAGTCCTGGCCAACGTCCTACCGCCAGTTCTTCCAGCGATTGCAGCTCCTGGCGCCGTGATGCAAGCCGCACGCACCGCAGCCCCAACAGTCGGCGCAGCTCGACAGATCGCAGGCGCAGCAGGCCAACGCGCAGCCACAGCAACAGGCCAAGCCATCGCCAGGCCAGTGCAAGCGGCCACCACAGCCGTGCGCGAGACCTTGGGCATGGAGACGCCAGCCGTGGCCACCACAGCCCCAGCAGCAGGCGCACGAGTTTCAATGGGCGCAGCAGCTACCCCAGCCGAATTGCAAAGAGTTACGACTGCCGAAAGCCTTCCAGTGCCGGTGCAGCTCACCAAAGGCGCGGCCACCAGGGACGCCCAGCAGCTGGCATTTGAAAAGGAACAGATCAAGAGCGATCTCGGCGGCCCACTGCGCCAGCGTGCCGAAGAAAACAACCTGCAAGCCTTGCAGAACTTTGACGCACTCGCAGAGATGACCGACGCCCAGCTCATGGACTTATCGTCCACAGGCGGCGCTGTCGTCAAGTCCCTGACCGATGGCCTCACAGCTGCCAAGAACAAAACTCGCGCAGCCTACAAAGCAGCCGAGAACGCTGGCGAGCTGGAGAACAACGTCACCCTCAGCTCGGTGGTGGACTACATCAACGAGAACATCCCAGAAGGCGACCTGGCCCCCATCCTCAAGGCAGCACAGCAGAAGGCCATTGCAATCGGCGCAGCAGTGCCAGACGCAGACGGCAGGCTCGTGGCCCAGCCCATCACCTTGCGCCAGGCAGAAAGCCTGCGCCAGACCTTCCAGCGTGCTGGTTTTGAGGGCGCAGACCAGTTCCACGGCGGCAGCCTCAAGCGTGCATTTGACGTTGAGACCGAAGGCATGGGCGGAGACCTCTACAAAAAGGCCCGTCAGATCCGTCTGGACCAGGCACGCAAGTTCGAGAACCGTGCCATCGTTGCCCGTCTCATCAAGAACCGCAAAGGCATGGAAGATCCCCAAGTTGCAGCCGACCAGGTTTTCCGCAAGTCCATCCTGAACTCGTCACCTGAGGAAATCACATTCTTGAAACGTGTCTTGCTCACCAGCGGAAAAGACGGACAGCAAGCCTTCAAAGAGTTGCAAGGTGCAACCGTGCGCCACCTCAGAGACGAGGCCACCAAGGGCATGGGCATGGACTCACAAGACCGCCCTTTGATCTCTCCAGCCAAGCTGCACCAGTCCGTGCAAGCCCTCGACGCCAATGGCCGACTCGACGTCATCCTTGGCAAGAAAAACGCACAGACAGTGCGCGATCTTGATGACGTCGTGCGCTACGTCACCACAGTGCCACCAGGCACACTGGTCAACAGCTCAGGCACAGCAGGAACGCTCATGGCAGCCATCGCAGAAGCCGGGGCTACAGGCGCACTCACAGGCCTGCCATTGCCAGTGGCATCTGGCCTGCGCCAGATCATTAAGATGCGCCAAGAAGGGCGCACCAAGGCCAAGATCAATGACGCCCTCAACGCATTGCCACCCGTGCAGCCTTGAGCGACAATCCACCATCCAGGAGAACCAGTAAATGTCTACGATTGAAGTTCAACCACCGTACCCGGCATTTGCTGGCACTGACGGCCTGCCGTTGGAGAATGGTTACATCTGGATCGGAGCTGTCAACCTCTCGCCACAGGTCAACCCAATAGCAGTCTATTGGGATGCAGCCAACACCATCGCAGCGCCTTTGCCCATCCGCACGCTTAACGGCTACCCATCGCGCAACGGCACGCCTGCGCGTTTCTACGTGGCCAGCGACTACAGCATCCAGGTGCTCGACTCCAAAGGCAGCGTGGTCTACACCTCATTGAACGACAATCTTTCTGGTGATGGATTTGTTGCATCCAACGCAACAGGAGACGGTGTTCAACAGATCTTTGCAGTCTCATCTTTTCCTAGTGCCATCTTCATCAATGGCGTCTACCAGAACCAGAACACCTACACAGTGGCCAGCGGTAACGTCACATTCTCAGAAGCCCCCCCATTTACCTCGGTGATCGAGTTCCTGATCTAAGGAGAAAGCAATGCTCAAAACAGTTGGATTCCCATCAACACGCACCGGCGATCAGACCATCGTCGCAGGCAACCTCGTCATTGGCACTGCAGGTCAAGGCATTGATTTTTCTATCAATCCTGCTACCCCTGGTGCAACCAGTGAGCTGCTTAATGACTACGAAGAAGGCACTTGGACTCCAGCCATTACGTCCACTGTCGGCTCACTTGCAGGCGTTAATGCAACAGGCACATACACAAAAATTGGCCGTGAGGTTTACATCACGTACAACATTCAAATCACGGCAAACGGCACTGGCACTGGCGCAATTAAAATTGATGGATTGCCGTTTACCTTGGCCCAACGGGGTTTTGGTGTTGGTGTTGAAAGCGATACTATTGGATTTGGTATTTATGCCAACGCAATTGCAGCGACCACATTTGCTTTCGTTCAGACATTTACCGGAACATATCCCGGCGGAACTGCATATCGTTTGCAGGGTGACTTCTCCTACATTGTTTAAGGAACAAAAATGTCTTTAACGAAAGTAACCTATTCGATGATCTCTGGGGATATAGTCAACGTTTTTGACTATATGACCCCAGCACAGATTTCGTCTGTTAAAGCCAGGGACAAAGCGCAAGACGTTACTTCTGCAATCGTAAGCGCCCTTGCTTCGTTTGGTGGCAGCGGTGGGACAATGCGGATGCCAAAAGGTCTTTACAAGACGACAGCAGGCATTACCATTCCGTCCCATGTAACGGTCATTGGTGATGGTATGTTTGGTGGCTTTAGTGCATACGACCAAGGCTGCACAACCATTTACGCCGATCATGGCAATGATTTTATCTTTAGTCTTGTTGGCTCTTTGTCTTGCCAAATACAAGACTTGTGCTTGCAAAGCGGACCATCTTCAGGCTCGTATCCACAAACAGGATTGATGCTTGGGCGCACAACGGCTGCATCTTGCGGTTATCACCAAATCAAACGAATTTCTGTTTATGGCGCTTACGGTACGGCGGGTATATTTTCTATTGCCAGCGAAGACAATTACTGGGAAGACCTTAATGTCTGGGTGTATTCTGGCACAGCAAAATATTGCTTATACACGGGCATTGGAAATATTTTTCCCGCAATTACCACGCCTCTGTTTACGTCATCCAATCTAACCAACACGTTTAATAAATTCTGGTTTACGAACGGAACTGGTAATGTGGACGCAGCTTGCATTTACATTGAAGGTGCAGAGGCTGTCGGAAGCTGGTCATTTTATGGCGGTTACACAACAACCGCATCAGGTTCATACATAGAAATTGCCACAGGTCTTGCTGATGGGCTTTCTATGATTGGGCCACTTACATTTGTTGGTTGCAGTGGAGAACGACTCCAAGGTGGCGACCCGTTATATGGCATCAAGTTGACCTGCGCCATTGGTGGCCTTAAGTTGCCCAGCTTGAACATTGTTGGCGGTCGATACGATCTTCTTGCTGGACCCAACCACTTTTTGTTTTTCCAATCCAACAATCTGACGCTGATACAGCCCAACATTACGATGAAGCCGCCAGAGGCTTTCCCGTATGCACAGGTCTTGCTGTACAGAGATCAAATCTGGGGTGGCACTGTCAACCTTGGCTATTACGCTTCGTGGCAAACGGCTACTTTTCAGTCTTCATGGACTGCAACATTTCTTGCGCCTTTTCCAGTTCCATCTTTCATGATTGACTCTACTGGAAGGGTTCATTTGCGGGGCACTTGCACCAACCCAAGCACTCCAGGGCAAACGGTCATTATGATCTTGCCAGTTGGTTACAGGCCAACGTACAAAATGCGAATTCCTACTACATCAAATGGCGCAGTCGCGCTGCTGTTAATTTTTCCCTCTGGAAATGTTGAAGTGCTGTCAGGAAGCACCGTTGACGTTGAATTGGCAGGTGTGTCGTTTGATATGACCAACTGGACACAACCTTAATTAAATGACTAGGAGAGCATCATGCTGGAAAAAGTAACCGTAGTTGACCGCATCGAAGTGGTCGAATCAGGTGTCGTCCAAGTACGCACCAAAACCGCCATCATGGAAGATGGCAAACAAATCAGTGGCACATTCCACCGCCACGTTGTTTCACCCGGAGACGACTACGCTGGTGAGGATGAGCGCGTGCAGGCTATCTGCGCTGCCACACACACTGCTGACGTGATTGCAGCATTTAAAGCAGCTACCGCTGCACAAGGAGTCTGACATGGCCGGTAATTCACAAATCGCATTTGCACCACTTGGCAAAACCATCGTGGTGGCGGCAGCCGCATCAGCACCTGCTGGCATCCAAGCGCCTGTTTATGCCAAATTTGACCCACAAAACGCAGGCCAGTATCGATTTATCAACAATGGAACGAACACCGTGTTCTTGGGCACTGGCCCCACAGCTGCACTGGCCCAGGCCGCTGCCGTTGCTCCAGTGGCTGGAACGCCTTCTGACGCCATCGTGCTGGTGCCTGGCGCTGTTGAGGTCTTGCGCTTCAACAAGGATACCTTCTTCAGCGGTCTTGCTTCTGGAGCGACCACGATCTACGTCACGCCTGGCGAAGGCCTCTAATGTTGGAGGCTGACGTCATGGCGGATGGGAAAGAGATCGACTTGGTGAAGTACGGCGTCCTCTGGCAGAAAGTCCATGACATGGATCGCAAGTTCGACAAAATGGAGCGTCAACTCGAAGAGCTGCTTGCCCTGGCCAATCGCTCCAAGGGTGGGCTTTGGATTGGAATGAGCATCGCCTCGGCGTTTTCGGCCTTTGTTGGCTTTGTGGTCAGCCACTGGAAAAACTGATGTACAAACTCGGACCCAGGTCAAAACAGCGGCTCAAAGGCGTGCATGAAGACCTGGTGAAGGTCGTCGAGCGTGCCATTGAGATCAGCACTGTGGACTTCACGGTGCTCGAAGGCCTGCGCACTCCTGAGCGCCAGAAAACGCTCATGGAGTCCGGTGCAAGCCAGACCCTCAACTCACGTCACATCACCGGACATGCGGTCGATCTTGGGGCTTGGGTGGACAATCAGGTGGACTGGTCGTGGCCGCTGTATCACAAGGTTGCAGCGGCTATGAAAGAAGCTTCAAAACAGGTGAATGTGCCGATCGAGTGGGGCGGCGATTGGCGCAATTTCAAAGACGGCCCACATTTTCAACTACCAAGGAAAACATACCCATGAACGCAACAATCATTCAAGCTCTCGTCCGTCACATCTTGACCGCTTTGGCTGGCGGCTTCGCTGTTAAGTACGGTGTCGATGGAGGCACTATTGACGCAATCGTTAGCGGTGCCTCCGCTCTGGCTGGTGTCGGCTGGTCGGTCTACGACAAGCGCAAAATCAAATAAGCCAACGCTGGCCACACAGTCAGGCCGATCAAGGCCATCAGCATCCAGTACGCCAGCCGCTTGAGGTGCCGATTCAAACAGGGCTGGTATTTCCCATCAGGGTATTTTGGATACCGTTGTTTGATTCTTGCAACTCGCACAGGACAGTCACGGCCTTGGTTGCAGTTCCCGTACTCGTCGCAGCAGCTCATGACGACCACCACGCGACCAGCAATGCGGCCATACCGACGCCAATTACCAAAGCCAAGGCATAGCCAGCCACGCGCTCCCAAAGAGGCTCTGGGCGGCCATAGCCCTGCACCCAGGTGCAGTCTGCAAAGTTACGGGGTGTCTGTGTGTAAGAGGGTTTCATGCTTCATTCTCCAAAAGGCGGGGCCATTGGCCCCAGGTTGATCAAACTGCGGCCAAGTTCCAAGATGCGCGGCGTGCTTCGTACTTTGCTTTTTGTTCAGCGGCCACATCCTCAGCACGTGCACGGGCAGCGGCATACAAAGGATGGTCAGCAAACAACACCAGTGGCGCTGATGTGTCATAGGTCACTTCGCCCACCTTTATTTTCCCGTCGAGGTAATCGTGTTCTAAAGTCATAGCAGTTTCCATCCAAAGGTTTTATTCGTTTCAAGGTACTGGCACTTTTCCAAGTGTTCAATCAGCCTTGCGGCTTGGTTGTAGCCAATACGCAGATTGCGCTGCGTAAAGCTGATAGAGATTCGCTCTGGGTTCTTGCGGAACAATGCAAGCGCGGACTCGATCATGTCAGCAGTTACCAGCGATAAACCGGGGCGGTTTTCGATTGCGGTTATTTCAGCCACGGCCATCATCCTTAAGGTTTGCAAGCTCCATAGCTGCGTGCCTGTAAAAGTTGTGTCTACCACTTGTGGTGCGGTGCCTCTCGGGGTGCTTGCGTCAATCGGTAGCCACTCAGCATCAAGGCTTACCACTGCCGCGCCATCGCTGCTTATCTTGTGTGTCATTGCATCAGCCCTGCCCACATGCCTGCGCTCGGGCGTACCCTGGCTACTGCAAACTTCACCTGCTTTGGCTTCCGCGCCTTCTTTGCCCCAATGGAGTACACAGGCGTCGGGCAACCCTGTACACCCACCTGCGGACGCAGGCCGCTGACGTGTACCTCATTTGCAGCTATCAACCTGCGCAGCTTGTCATTGACGCTTGACCGGCAGTAGTCTGTGATGTCTTGCAGTTCGACTGCGGACAACTCGCCGTGCTTATCCAGTGCTGCTTTGACTTGCTCTAAGCTCATGCGACCACCTTGAAAAATGCGTCCATCGTGACAGGCGCCACGCTGCGCAGCACCTCGAGCACTTGCTGTGCAATGACGCGATGTTCTTTTTGTGTAGATGGGTGAATCCGGGTTTGCAAGTACGTTACCCAACTTCTCAAGGAGCCCGACATATACATCCGGCTTGGCGTCAAACCTTCCGGCAGAAGTGCGCGGGCTTGCTCTTTGGCGATGCCTTTGGCTAAAGCCTGCTGGTAAAACTGGCCGGCGGTGCCTTGAACTGCCATCTGCGCGTTGCTCCACCAGCTTTCAAGATCGGGGCTTGAATTCTCCAGCGAGTTCTGCCTGTTCTTGGTGTCCTGCAATCTGCACTCTCGCAGTGGTGCGACTTCCAGCGCGTCATAGCTTGCGTAACGACCAGAAAACTCCTGAAATGAAAAGCTACGATGCCGGAGAATCTGCCGCCCAATGTCGCGGGTAGTGTTGATCTCAATGACTGCTGAAGCCATTTCAAAGACGCTCCAGTGGTGATTACGGGCGCAGTAGGCCAACAGGCCAGCTACGTTTTCATTGTCTTGATTTGCCGGGTTGCTCACCCGTGCGCAATAGCCGACAAGCTGATCGGCTCCGGGCGTGGCCCATACTAATTTGACTGTCATTTCATACTTTCTGTTTTGGATACGGGCACTCAATGCAGCTACAGTGACCCGTGCCGCAGTTTTGTGGTCGTGAATCTGGTTTCGTGACCAGCTGCACTAGTGGGGCTGGGTGCGCGTACACAGGCGCAAGGCTCGGTGACACGGATGCATACACGGCGCATTCGGGATGAGGCCAAAAAGTCTTGTCTGCATGTCTGACGTAGCCGATGGGCTCCACCGCCTGCGCTTGCTCTGTTTCACGGGATGCTCGCCACGATTGCCATGCAAGCTCACAGTCACCCGATTCGCACCAGTTAGGGTTATCACCAAGAATGCCAACTGCCCATTTCTCAAATGCCTCTCGGCTTGGTTCTTTCATTTCAATGCTCCGATTGCAGCCGCAATAACGGCTCCGGTTTTTCCAAATGCGAGAGTGGCGTTCATGGCGTCAAGCAGCGCAGCCTCTCGGCCCGCCTGCCACGCTTTATGCTTAGAGGCCACCCAAGGCACGGTGTAATCCCCGAATCCATCGCGTTGTAATGCTTGCGCTAGTCCGACTTCGGAGGCAATGCAGTCGTCTATGTGTTGCTCAAAGGGTGTCATTTTTGCCTTTCGTCAGCCGAACAAACTCGGCCATGAGTTCTTGGGCGATGGCTTGGACGCCGTACGCCTCTTGCTCTGCTGCTGGATGGGTTTCACCAATGCTCTTGCGGTACTCTTGCCATACATGCACGCTTTCATGCACTAGTAACCCAGCCACTTCAATAGGATCGCGTCCTTTCCAATCTCGCAGAGTCACAATGCACACAAGTTCTGACTTTTGATTTGTGCATATGTGTGTCGTAGCATGAGCGCTGTTTCCACGTACAAAATCAACACGTTCCTTTATGCCGCAGTGAGATAGGGCGGTAATAAATTCTTTGTTGGATAAACATAGTGTCAGATACGGCCCTGCTGCTGCTATGCGTCTATCAAGCCATCTCATTTCAAACTCCTGATTGCGTCAGATATCTGGTAGCCATCTTTTGCATATTTAAAACCGTTTTCAGCGGCCATTGCAGCTTCTTCAAGTGCAGCATCTCGGCAGGCTTGGCCGTAGGCTTTCATATCTTTCGGCGTGTACGCCATCCAGAGCATTCCGTCAAAGTGCTTTACGTAGCTGCTATCTGGGACTGGTGGCAGGCTCATTGCATCCTCGCTTTCTCGTTGACGCGCCACTTCCAGTCCCAGTAAGCTAAAGCCGGATTGTGTGCTACGCCAAGGCAATTAGCCCCACGGCAAAACCACATGGGGCGACGGTAGAGTGCCGACATTTCTTTTCTGATACGCGGTTTCATTGCGCACCCGCCTGACGTAGCGCAATTTCTACATTCCCACGGCGATCTTCTGCGTACTCATTGAGAGTCACATCCCGCCAGCAGAAGCCCACGAAGTCAAGTGCCAGCTTTGCAGCCGACATCAGTGCGTCACGCTCTTTAATCACATCGTTGAGTACCAAATAGCACTCGTTGTACTTTGCGCGGTACTCGTCACGCTCTTTTGTGATCGCTTCGATATGCCATATTTGCATCATCACGCCGCAACGCAATTGTTCGATGTCAAGCAGCGCCAGATCAGCGCGGGCTTGGGTTATTTCTTGTTCTGTCATGCTGCTAGTCCCTGAATCTTCAGCACCCGCTGAGCGTCTTGCTTGCTCAACATCGGCCTGCCGTGAATTAAATTGATCGCTGTCACAAGTGGCAGCAAGTCAGCCTTGCGCCATGTGCCGCGCTGCTTTGCTTCGTCCATCACTACGATTGCTGCTGTAGTTCCTGGCGCTTTGAAAGCCTCGCACAACACGCGCAGCATCACAAAGCCATCACCTATGGGCTGGCCTTCGTCTAGCATGTGCAGCCATATCAGATAGTTGCTTAGCTGCCTGTCTAGCTCGAGCTTTTCGGCTGACGGCCAGAATGGATTGGTGTATTGTTTTCTCACAGCTTCTCTCCCCGCAGCAGGGCTTCAGCATCTTGCTGTGCCCGTTTGGCCTCGTACGCACGGCGCTCTTCTGGGGTGCCGTCTGCAACTTCCGCAAGAAATGCCGTAAGCCAGCAGCCCGCAACAACGCCTAGGATAAGCATCACCCAGTAGCCGGGGCTCATGTCGAATATCCTTTGGACTTGTACTTGAGGAAGTCCAGTGATCCGGGGCGAGGTGGGGGGGACAGGTCCCCATCACCCGTTTTATATGTAGTTGCTTTGTAGTTACTCTTTGGCGGAGTCGCCTCGTTAGGGCGTTTGACCCGTGGGGCGTATGGATCAGGCTTGCTCATGCTTTCACCTCCTTCGCCAGTCCCTGCTTCACGTAGTGCAGGATCTGCGCAGCCAGCGTGCGCGTGTTCGCCTCGGCCATCTTGCGCAGCTCACGCTCCACATCGTCAGGCAGCCGCATCGTCATATAACGATCTTTCACTTTTTCGGTGGTCATCAGTCTGTCCCCCCAGCGTTGGAGATCGTCTCCTCAAACATGTCAATCATGGCCCCAGAGCCAGCCAACTCGATGGCCGTGCCACCAGTCAGCAGGCTCACCAAGTCATCCTGGCCAGCCACCTCAATGTCGAATCGCGTCTGGGCGGCGTACTTGATCGCCTGCGCCTGGTTGCTTGCGCGGATCAGGCGGTGCTTGTTGGTCTCCACATCGGTGACCAGGTAAATGCGTGTGCTCATGGGTTTCACTCCGTTAAATTTTCAATGGTTACAAAAGCCTGAATCTGCTTTTTTGCATCCTCAGAACCTTTGCACACTTTAACACAATAACCCACATCTTCGAGGTATTTGATCCAGTCCTTTTGCTCTGGACTGACGCTCCCGCCCTTCGTGCGCTTCATCTCCACCCACAGCTTCCAGGCAGGGATGCACAGATCAGGCACGCCAGAGGAAACGCCCTCGGCCTTCAAGCGGCCAGCGGTGGCAGGGCTTCGCGCCCCACCGTTCGGGATTGCAAAGATCCGCACGCCTTTGTACGTCTGGCGAAACCAGCGCACCAGCTCGCGCTGTTCTTCGTGTTCGGTTGGGATTCGCTCGGCGGTCAAAATGGAATCTCCAGTTCCCACTTAGGGCAGGCATCCACCTCGGCAGCAAACTCGGCTGGCGGTGTCATGAAGAACTCGGTGCACAGGCCATCGTTTCCGTACATCTCGCAGGTGTGGCAGCACTTCGGTGGGCCAGCCTTGACCCACTCGCGGTAGTCAACCAAGAATTGTGGATCTGGTGGTCGGGTTGTCATTTTGAATCCTTCACTTTGTAATCTTTGAAAATGACGCCTTTGCTGGCGTCGCCTACTTTGCAGGGCTTTACCCACACCTGCCTGCCCGCTGGATGCTTGCGCCAGTGGCCTCGCCGGTCGTGCTGCCGTGGGCTTGCGTGGTGCCCACCTTGCGAATCGGCTTTCGTTGCTGGTGGCTCAATGATGACCGTATGCCAGTCGAACATCGATGGCAACTTGCCTTTGGCTTTTCGCTTGTCATTGATGAGGCTACGCTTTGGCCTTGGCTGATGGGCCTCTACCGCCTTCTGACCGAGCAGGTCGAGGAAATGCTTGATGGTGCAAAGAACGGAATAGCATTGCTCGCGCTGTGGCGGTGCGTTACCTTCGGTTGCTGGCAGCAAGCGCAAGCCTTCTGGGGTGTCCATGTAGGCAAATGCGTTGACCATCTCATACGAGGTTAAAGACAGGACAAAACCAGCAGCGGCAACCAACCCGTTGCCACCAATCAGAGTCAACATGCACCTGTCGCCATCCGAGTCGATGCAGCAGACAATCACTTTATGGAAAGGAATGTGCGTGAGTACCTCGCCATCAACCAAAAACCGCACTTCTTCAGTCGGCAGCTTTCCCAAGTCGAACCACATAAAGGTTTCTGCCTCCGGTGTGTAGCCGACCATTTCTCGTATGAGAGGTGTCATTCCCAGCTCCTTTTGATTACCCTAAAAAACTTTCCATCCAGCCGATACTCAATACTGCTTGGCGGCGTTGAATTGCTCATCTGCACGCCAATGTAGTCCAGCCCTGCCTCGCCATCCATGCGCGATGCTTGGGCCAAATCAGCGCCAGCACTGTTGGCCATGGTGAACAACTGCTGCATGGCCCTCTGGCCTGCATAGCCATCGTGAAGCACCGGCAAGTACTCGGTTATCGGCTTGTCAGACAGACTGCCGTAATAAGTGCAGGCCAGCATAAACTTTCCACTGGCCTTGCTGATGTGCTTGCGCCAGTTCCAACTCGTGATCTCAAGGTCTTTTCCTTCCAGTCCCATGATGTCGTCGTCTCGCAGCATCATGGCCTTCTTGACTGGCTCAGGGAAAGCAGCACCGCAGGCCGGGCAGATTGCGGCAGAGATATGCACCAGCTCCCCGCAGGTATCACACACCTTCACAGGTGCCTCGCCATTCCCATCGCCACCCTTCTTTGGTGGCTGCACGTTCGTGATCGGGCCATGGGTCTCCACCACCCCAGCAAAGTCCAGCACCAGGCAGTGATCGGTGTGGCTCTTGACCCTCATGCCCCTGCCGGCCATCTGCACGTATAGGCTTGCGCTCATCGTCGGGCGCAGCATGGCCACCAGGTCGATGTCGGGATAGTCAAAGCCGGTGGTCAGCACGTTGGCGTTGGTCAGGGCACGTAGTCGCCCAGCCTTGAAGTCGGTCAGGATGCGCTCGCGCTCCTTCTTCGGCGTGTCCCCGGTCACGCAGTCAGCTACCACCCCGTAGTCATTCAGCACGTCAGCAACATGCCTAGCATGGTCAACACCAGAGCAAAAAAACAGCCATGCCTTACGATTTCCTGACAGCTTAATCACCTCACGCACCACGGCGCTGTTCAGATCATCTGTGTCAACCGCAGCTTGCAACTCGGATTCGATGAACTCGCCCCCGCGCTTCTTCACACCCGAAGTGTCCAGCTTTGATCGTGTCATCTTTGAGCGCAACGTGGCCAGGTGGCCTTTGAATATCAATTCCTCGATGCTCACAGGCTCCAGGAGCGCATCAAACATGGCAGGCTTGTCGGTGATGAGGCCATGCCCCAGGCGGTACGGCGTGGCCGTGAGGCCAATCACGCGCAGGCTTGGGTTGATCGCTTTCAGTTCGGCCAGCAACTTGCGATAACCGCCCTCGTCCTTATGGTTGACCAGGTGGCACTCGTCGATGATCACCAGGTCAATGTGTCCCAACTCTTTGGCTTTGGTGCGCACCGACTGGATGCCAGCAAACGTGATCGGCTCCCCCAAGTCCTTGCGGCCAATACTGGCGCTGTAGATCCCCATCGGCGCCCCAGGCCAGTGCTGGCGCATCTTCTCAACGTTTTGCTCGATCAGCTCCTTCACATGGGTCAGCATCAAGACACGGGTCTCGGGCCAGTTCTGTAAAGCATCCTTGCACAGCGCGGCCACAATGTGCGACTTGCCAGATCCAGTCGGCAGCACCAGGCAGGGATTGCCCCGGCCACCAGCCTCGAACCAGGCGTAAAGCTGATCAATGGCGCGTTGCTGATAATCGCGCAGTTTCATCCCACCACCCTAGCCGCAAAGTCCTTGCGCATCTGAGCGATCAGCGGATCTCCACCGGAACAAGCGTTGGCATTGGCCAGCAACTCCTTAGAGCCATAGACACCCTCCTGTTCAGGATCACCATTGGCCAGATTCACGCCATTGATCTCGTAAACAGCGGTGAATTCGTCGGGCCCGTCCTTGCGCTTCCACGGCACCAGATCAGGGTGCAGGACATGACCCTCGCAGCCGGTGCGCTGAGAGTCCAGCGGGATCACAGAATCCCACTTCGCGCAGTGCCAGGTCGAGTCCGACAACGGCGTGGCCATGGCGCAGGTTCGGCAGTTCACATGCTTTGTGGTCTTGGACTGGTGGCAGAACTCATGCGCATCGCAGAATTTGCACTGGTACCAGCTTGCGTCAGAACTGATCGGCTCCGGCATCCGGTCAGTCAGTGCAATGCGCTGGCCTCGCTCAATCGCAGGCAGCGCCACAGCAGGGTCGAATTTCACACGCTCGGTGTGAATCCGATCATCATCCTTGCACACGGCCAGATACAGCGCACGATCCAGACCAGTCCCGGCCATGTATACCTGCATCTGCACAAAATGCTCGGGCTTCGACTTCTCCACGCCATCCTTCACCAGCGCGTCGAATGACTTCTTGCTGTGCGTTTTGAACTCGGCCACATGCTTGGTCTTTGGCGCATCAGGCACGCCAGCATCAATGATCGCGTCCAGGCTTCCAGACACATGGCCGCCAAAGTCCACACGGTGCTGGCTCGACACCTTGCGCACATCCATGCCGATCGCACGCAAGTCGCTGATGATGTTGGCCTCCTCTTGGTGGCCACGCCTGAACAGGCGCAGGATTCGACCAGGGAAGCTCGGCTGCACAGCCCAGCGAAACGACAGCCACAGCCACCGATCACACACATGGCCAAGCGTACTAGCCCCCATGTGAGGCCTCGGAAGCTCCTTCTTGGCCTCATGCGCCTTGTCAATCAAGGCCTGGATGGTATGCTCTGACTCGGGAATCTTCATGTTGTTCTCCTTGTAGTTGCCGATTGCCCAGACTGCAAAGGGGGGGGAATTCAATTCACACCCTTACAGCCTGGGCTTTTTTTGCTTACTTCTTAGCCCAAGGCGGTGCGGCCTTCGCGGTCGCAGCCTGAGCAGCCTCGGCCTGCTTCACAAAGGGCGGCACACCAGCAGCAGCCGGTGCAGCACTTCCAGACAAAGACCTGAAGCCCTTGACCTCATTGCTTGCACCGTACTGATCGTCCTGCTTGACCTCCAGCTTGATGGCAATCTGGCCACCGATCAACTGGTCGGTGTTCGTCACCTTGGCCAAGCCAATCGCACGCATGATGTCGCCCAGTTGCTGCCGGCCGATCTCCTCAGCCTTCTGGTTCGGGTTTTTGATGTTCAGGTTGCCAAACACCACACGGCCCTGGTGGGTCGGGCCCGTCACGTCGTAACGCAGCTTGATGTACTGGCCGTTCCCTGCCTTGGTTGCCTTCAGCTCAGACTGAGAGATGGTGGCGGTGTACCAGCCAGCAGGCAGAGGCTCAAAGTTGCCAGTGTTGCCCTGGGGCAGTTCGTTGACGTCGAAAGATTCAGAAAGAAAAGCCATGATGAATTACTCCTTGGGGATGATTTTGAAAGAAGGGCGGCCAGGCTTGGCCGTAATAGCACCAGCCAAAGGTCCGGTGATCGTTGCGTCGGCAGCTTTCCAGGCCGACATGTTCAGTTCAGGCTTCCAGCGGAACAGCTTGGCCAAGTGGTCGCTCAAACCAAACTCAGCGGCCAGCTCCTGCACCTTGTCGCCATCGACCTTCCGATCAATGCGGCCAGAGATCTTCACCACAAAGCCCTCGGGCTCCGCAGTCTCAGTGCCTTCAAAGTTCTCGGAAATAGCCAGAAGTTTTACAATCTGATCTTCAACCTTGCGGCGTTCAATCACGGCATGTTCTTCAGTGGTTTTTTGAAGCATCCACGCAGCACTCAGGTTCTGTAATTCACTCATTTGAAATCTCCTTGATGTCATCTTCTGCATCTTCAAATGTCAGAACTGCTTTCGTGACATAACCATAGCTGCAATCCAGTTGTACGGTGTTAAAAATGCCGCTAAATTGCTTGTTGATACCCACCAAAACGAATTCCTTAACTTCATCTTCAGTCAGTTCTAATTTCATGATCGTGCTCCAATCTTGGCAATGATCGCGCCCAGGTCTGGGGCTTCCCAGCCAGACAACTTGCCAGAGCGATCCTTGGCCAGCCAGAGGCCATCCGAGTCGCACATCAAGGCGCGTTGCGTCACACCCTCAGCATCGCGCTCAACCCGCAGCGCCAGCACTTCATCAAAGAAGTAAGGCAGGCCTTGTGTCAGGCTCTTGCCTGGCATGCCTGGGTTGTAGAGCATCTTGCCCATCTCGTCGGTGGACTTCTCCAGCTTGGCCGACATGAAGACATGCTTGCCTGGCAGATCGCGGAAGGCGCGAATCAGCTCCTGCATGGTGCTGTTCATCTCGCCATAAGCAGCGCGGCCATCCTTGGACTTCTTCATCTCATGCGACAGCACCACCTCGGCCACCTCGCTGATCGAGTCCAGCGCGACCGATTGAAACCCAGCGGCCTCCTTGCTGTCGCGGCACCATGTGAATGCCTCGCGCAAATCGTCCATGCTGGCGATCTCAATGTAAGGCAGGTCAGCATCTTGAATGCTCAACAAGCCACCCTCGGCACTCAGCACAATCACATTGGGCAGGGTTTTGACAAGCGTAGTCTTGCCAGCACCAGCAGCACCATAAACAAGCAACTTCACTCCATTGGCAGACAAACTGCCGGTCGTCTTCAAATTGATTGCCATGCTTGGCTCTCCTTGGTTGTTTGCACCACTGTCAGGGAATCTGTTTGTGGCGTGATCGAATCATAAACCATTTTTTGGGGTAAGATTTGCACATCGAAATATTTTTTTTCAACAAGGAGAAACCAACATGATGACCCTCGAACAGATACGAGATGCCCTCTCAGACCGAATGCCCATGAAGGTGGCAGAGGCCACCGGTGTGCACTACAACACCATCCGCAAGGTGCGCGACAACCCAGACGCAAACCCCACGCACAAAGTCTTGCAGGCTCTCTCGGACTACCTCGAAAGCCGCAAGGTGTCGCATGGCTGACCTCTCCAAAGTCCTCGGCGGACCTTGGGCACCACCACCAGAGAAACTGGTCGCACCCCCAGAAGTGCAACTGATTGACGCAATGCGTGCAGCCGGTCTGGAACCACCAGACCATATCGAGATGGACGGCAAGATCCACCGCTTCAAATCAGGAACCAAAGGCACACCAGGCATCGACAAGCCGGGCTGGTATCTGGTTTTTGGAGACGGAATCCCTGCCGGCCGGTTCGGTTGCTGGCGCATGGGCATGGAAGTGACCTGGCGTGCAGACGTTGGCCGCAAGCTCACTCAGATCGAGGAAATGACCCACCTCAAACGCCTGACAGAAGCCAAAGCCCTGCGAGATGCAGCACTGGAGCGCCAGCATCAAGTGGCCAGCGACACAGTCGAGAAAATCTGGACAACGGCTAACCCAGCCAGCTCCGAGCACCCATACCTGGCCAAGAAGGGAATCGATGTGCATGGCGCACGAATCACAGGAGACGGTCGACTGGTGCTGCCACTCTACGATCAAGACGGAACACTGGCCACCCTCCAATACATCGACCACGAAGGCGGAAAGCTCTATCACCCAGGCGGTCAGACAGGCGGCAAGTTTTGGATGCTCGGCACCACAGACGAACCCGGCACCCTATACGTCGCCGAGGGCTTTGCAACCGCAGCCACCATCCATGAGACCACCGACAGGCCCGTCGTAGTGGCCTACAGCGCCAGCAACCTGGTCCCGGTAACTGGTACGCTCCGGGAAATATACGGCGCAACCCAGGACATCGTGATCGTGGCAGACAATGACAAATCAGGCGTCGGCCAACGATACGCAGAACAGGCCAGCGCCAAATTCGGCGCACGCATGGTTATGCCTCCGACACTCGGTGATGCCAACGACTATGCACAAGCAGGCAATGATTTGGCCAGCCTCCTCATGCCCATCAAGGATGACTGGCTCATCCCAGCGGACGACTTCTGCTCTCAGCCCTCCCCCATCAGCTGGCTCGTCAAGCGCTGGATTCAATCCCAAGCCTTGGTGATGGTTCACGGCCCCAGCGGTGGCGGCAAGACATTCGTGGTGCTCGACTGGTGCCTGCGCATGGCCAGCGGCATCGAGGACTGGGCAGGCCACAAAGTGCGCCAAGGCAACGTGGTGTATCTGGCTGGTGAAGGTCACCACGGTCTGCGCGGCAGGGTCGCTGCATGGAAGCACCACCACAAAGCAGGCAAGCTCAAGATGTGGCTCTCCAAAGACGGCTGCGACCTCAACACCCCGACTGGCTATCTCAAAGTCGTCGAGCAGGTCAGAATGCTCAAAGACCGGCCCAGCGTGATTGTGGTCGATACCCTGCACCGATTCCTCTCAGGCGACGAAAACAGCGCACAGGATGCCAAGACCATGCTGGACGCATGCAACGCACTCATGCAAGAGTTCGACTGCTCTGTCATCCTGGTGCACCACACCGGCGTGTCAGAGGAAGCCCAGCACCGGGCCAGGGGATCATCAGCATGGCGCGGTGCTCTGGACATTGAGATCAGCATCATTCCAGGCAAAGATGACCAGCCCATGCAGATCGTGCAGCGCAAGAGCAAAGACGCAGAGATGGCAGAACCCGTTTTCGTACAACTTCACACAGTTGCGATCCCAGGCTGGCGCGATGAAGATGACCAGCAAGTCACCAGCGCGGTGGTTGTCTGCGCAGATGCCCCAACAGCCAAGAAAAAGGAATCCAAATTCAGTTCAGAGGCGCGTGTTCTTGAAAATGCTTGGTGGTCAACACAAGCCGAAACAAGATAACAAAAACAACCCTAAAAAACCCATTACAACCCAAAGCAATATGTTATATACTAAGCGCAGGGTAGTTGAAGGTGGCATAAATTCCGGAAACTACCCTACCCTACCCATACTCTCATACCCCCAGTTAAGTGAAACTGGGGGATGAGTGATAGGTAGGAGGGTCGTTCGGTAATGCGGTTAAATTTGGAGCAACTATGAATTGGGAAAAACAGGGGTCAAGACCCTACATCAGCGAAAGTGGTTTGAAAAACCATTTGGAGAATCAGGGCTACTCAGCAGCCAAAATTCGCAAGGCAGTTGACCCATCAAATGGCGATGGACTCATTGGAGGATTGCTTCAAGCCAACATGATCGAGCCATTCGAGCATGGCTGGATCATCATTGATGACGCATGGGCCAGCGCCATGATGATGAGCAAGCATGGAGCATCGCAATGAATCAGAAATCCTTTTACAAGCTCTGCCTTCATCTTGGTGCTTTACCAGACAGCATCAATTTCATCGTCAAGCGGGATGACTTTGTTCAATGGATGGCGGCTCAGGGTTACGCAGAGCGCACCATCAACAATCACGCAGCCCCATCAAGAACTGGTGGCATCATCAATCAACTCATGGAAAATGGCCTCATTGAAGATGGCGGTGTTAAACGCTGGTGCGTCCCATGTGTTCAAAAACTTAACGCACAAAAGACACGTGCGAAAAAATCATCCACCAAGATGTTTGCCGGAAACCCGCCAGACGGCGATGGATGGATTACTAGCACCAGGCTTGACGATGACAATGAACCAGGCGTCGAATGGCGGTTGTTTCGCAAAGAATACGCACCAAACTGCAACAACCTCAAAGTCGTCGCGCTTGGTCAGCGAGTGCCTCATAAAGCAAACTATTGGCTTTCATCTAAAAATGGAAAGCTGCTCATGACAAAAAATGCCATGCTACTTAAGCAGCACAGACTTGACATTTTTAACAACCTTTGCGAAGACTTGGAGGACTTATGACAACAGCAAACGACACCCAGATCGGCGGAGATCACTACAAGGAAAAATCCATCCAGCCATGGGACTTTATTGCGGCCAACCAGCTCGGCTACTTTGAAGGAAACATCGTGAAATACGTTTCACGTTGGCAAGACAAGGGCGGAATTAACGACCTCAAAAAAGCCAGGCACTATTTGGACAAGCTCATCGAACTGAAGGACAATGCAGCATGACCACAAAAACCCACAATCTAAAGGGAGCAACATGAAAACCGCCATCATCATTTTGATAACCACTCTGGCCACATTTGCCAGCGCTCAATCGCAAACAACCCGGTGCGTCAAGAACTGGGACGGCAGCGTGACTTGCACCACACGCAGTGGTGGGGGGTTTTGAGCATGACAAACCCAGCCGACAAAGTGGAAAAGTGGGACATCACCCGCCTCACACCTTACGCACGCAACAGCCGCACCCACTCCGATGAACAGATCAGCCAACTGGCAGCAAGCATCAAAGAATGGGGCTGGACCACCCCCGTCCTGGTGGATGAGGACGGCAGCATCATCGCAGGCCACGGTCGCACCCTTGCAGCCCAACGTCTAAAGATGACCGAAGTTCCGGTCATGGTGGCCAAAGGCTGGAGCGATGCCAAGAAACGCGCCTACGTCATTGCCGACAACAAGCTGGCCATGAACGCAGGCTGGGATGAATCCATGCTCAACCTTGAACTCAGTGAGTTGCAAGACTTGGGATTTGACATTTCACTGATTGGCTTTGGAAAAAACGAGCTGTCCGAGCTCATGGCCGAAGAACCGACCGAAGGTTTGACAGACGAGAACGCAGTCCCAGAAGTCCAAGAGAAACCGAAAAGCCAGCTCGGTGACGTTTGGCTGCTTGGCGAACACCGCCTCATGTGCGGTGACAGCACGCAGGCTGATGATCTGGCCAAGCTCATGGATGGCGACAAAGCTGACCTCGTTTGGACTGATCCACCCTACAACGTGGCGATCAACGGAAAAGCAGGAAAGATCATGAACGATGACATGAGTGACGCTGAATTCCGAAAGTTTTTGGATGCGGTCTATGCTAGGTACTTCGAGAACATGCGCGAAGGCGCGGTGATTTATGTGGCTCATTCAGAAGTTGAACGAGCAGCATTTTCTGAATGTTTGGTTGATTCAGGTTTAAAAATTTCTCAGGTTTTAATTTGGGTAAAGCAAAGCGGAACTCTCTCTCGAAAAGACTTTAATTGGAAACATGAACCAATAATTTACGGATGGAAAGAAGGCGCTGGCCATTATTTCTGCAAAGACTTCACTTTGACTTCAGTGATTGATGATGATCTGGACATCGACAAGATGAAAAAGGATGACATGGTGGCCATGCTCAAGCAGATCAAAGAGCAAATGCCAACCACCATCGTGCGCCACGACCGGCCAACCAAGAGCGATCTGCACCCAACCATGAAGCCAGTCGGACTGGTGCAACGCATGGTGGAATGGTCAAGCATGGATGGCTGGATCGTCCTTGACCTTTTTGGTGGTAGCGGAAGCACGCTGATCGCCTGCCAGAAAGCAAACCGTCGAGCACGCCTGATGGAGCTCGACCCCAAGTACTGCGACGTCATCATCAAACGCTT